TTTTATGACCGATATTTCCGATCAAGCCACCCTACGCGAAGAGCAAGAACGCGAGGCCTGCCTTACCTTCGCCAGGCAGCCGCACCAGCGACTTGAGCCGACTGGCCTGTGTCATTACTGCGAAGAGCCTGTGGCCGCTGACAGGCGCTTCTGCGGCCCTGAGTGCCGCGATCAGTGGCAGGCTGATGCCAACGCTAGGCAGAGGGCTGGAAAGCGCTAGAAGGCGTTTTTTTCTTGTCGTGCCACATCAGCGCGTCTTGCTCTGAAGACTGGCTGCAAATCAAGATCGTCCACAAACTCGCACTCGTCGCCTTCGGAATACTTGGCGACCTTGAACTGCATCTCGTGAACCAGTCCGCAGTCGCAGCACTTCATGAAGTATTGCTCTGAGTTTGGGTTGACCCACTCTGACCAGTCGCCTTCGTTTGCAACCTCATGCTTGATGAAGTCTTGTGGGATAACGTTGCTCATGCTCGCTGATCCAGCAACTCAAGCGCGATCTGGCGCAGCACCACGTAAGGCTCGGCTCCCTGTTCATTGGCTCCGCGCTCATCCATCATGCGGTCGAGGATTTGCTCGGAATCCGTGCGTGTGTCTTTTCGCAGCAGTGCCAGCGTGTCTTCTTCGCTTGCGTAGGGGTCTTGTTTCTTGCTCATGCGTTTTTCTCCTTCAAAAGTTGCTCAATCTCGTAAGCAAACCGGCCATGTGACCAAGTTGCTGTCCAGTCGATTAGGTGTTTGAGTTTGTCGATTTCTCCCTCTGAAATCCCAACCCATTGCCGCTGTGCTGCCAGTGGCGTAGCCACGATGGGTGGGGTGGTGTCCGGCAACGGAACGACCTGAAACCACCGGCTTTGTTGGCGGGGAGGTTTGTAATCAGAGATATGCCAAGTACCCCACCTACCAAAGTGCCCATCATCCGGGTCGAACGCTCGCCATGCCCACCCCACCGGCTCCTGCCCCTGCGCTGTCTCTGCTTGCTCGATGGTGGTGCGTAGGGCGACGATGACTTCTGGCAAGCGATACTCACGCTCTGGCGCGACTACAACTGCGATGTCGCCATGTTTTTTCAAAGCCTCGAGTGTTTCCAACGCCTCTCGCGCTGCCTTTTCAAGTTCAGTCATTGCATCCTCGCTTGAATGGTAGATGGGTCGATGTGCATCATCTGCTGGAAATAGACCGCAAACGATGCCCTGGTATCCGGCTGCAGCGGCATGGCCTGGATGCGCTCCAGAGCCTCTTGCATGGCGCTGTTCCAGCCTGAGACAAACACCCACTGGGCGGCGTCCTTTGGAGACAGGCCCAGGTCGCCATACAGCCTGTTGTAGTGGCTGAGCGCGTCCATCAGTACGCATCCTCGGTCATGGCTTCCTCGATCTCCTGATCGATGCGACTGCGGTCTGCGTCCGTGAGCTTGCGCTCCAACCAGGCAGCTGGTCGGCCATTGCGGTCGAGCACTTCCCACTCGCACTCGCTGTAGCCGTAATAGTCCATGTCGCTGGGCGCGTTGTAGCTGTACGACCCGCGCACGCTCTCGAAGTAGGTCACTCGGATGATGCATGGAATGCCTGCCACGCGGCTTTCGATCTCAGTCATTTGCACACCCCTTCACCGTTGTAGGCTGGCCAACCGGCCTGGCCTTTGGTCTGCTTCCAGAGCTTGACCATCTCGCAGTATTGCTCGGCCTGGCGCTGCTCTTCCTCGAAGTCGGACTGGCCGACGATGCCCATGGCGATGATGAGGCCAATGGCGGCCAGGATGACGTGGTAGCGTTTGATCTGCATGGTTGGCTCCTTGGTTTCGATGCCTTTATAGTACCACATTCACCCACAAAGCTACAAAATTATTTTGTAGGGGTTTCTACTATATTGTGCATGCTGGATGCAATTTTCGTTTTGCTGCAATGTATGCAGCGTAAGCATCGGATACCGTATCAAATAACCCAAGATGTTTTAAGTGACCATCAATCTGTATTCGAGCCCTGAATTTTTCTTTGTGTTTTGTCACGCCAAGTGCTCCTGATGCGGTTTTGCCGATTGGAGACCGTTGGTTCTGGGCGTTTTCTGATTTTGTGGCTTCTCGTAAATTTTTGATTCGGTTGTCTGCACGATTTCCATTTATATGGTCAATAAATTTTTTTGGGAACTCTCCTGTTACGAAAAGCCATGCCAGCCTGTGCGCTTTGTAATGTTTTTTGTCAACACCTATTACCGTGTAACCATGAGCATCAATGCTTCCGGCCACTGATCCGATTTTTATGTTTGGAGCTATTGATTTTTTCCACGTAAAAGTTCCTGAATCAATGTCGTATGACAAAAGTTCTTTCAGTCGCTCGTGCGTCAACAATGTAAAATCTGCGTCGCTCATGCTGTCGTTTCCCCTATAACGATGGTCTGTGAAGTGAAGCCCTGGTGTTGGTAGCACCGGGGCTTTGCGCATTATAAATCCATGATTTCAATGTCGTGAGCACGACGTTTTCCATCAAGTATTTCATGAATGCGCCTTTCAGTCAGACGATGCGCCCGCACCATTGTCCTGGCTGGCAGCACGTCGATCAGCTCGGCGTAGTCGCGCAGGATCGAACGCACTGCCACGATGCCTTCACCGTCCAAGCGCAGGCCTTGCCCGGCCTTGCTGCGCTTGCCTGCCTTGGCCAAGGCCGTGATGGCGTCCATCAGCAGGCCGTTGGCATCCTCGCAGACCTTCATCTCGACGACCAGCGTCTCGACCAGGTTCACCGCGTCCGATACCAAACGCCAGTCGTTCGGCTGCGGATCGTCGCCTTGCTCCAGGTTGTGCAGGCCTTCATACATCTTGGTGAGCTGGTGCGTCCGCCAAGCCTGCGGCAAAGGCTCTGTCGGACTGGCCAGAAGCTCGTCCATCATGGTGTAACGCTTCGTCCACTTGCGTTTCACACGAACTTCTCCAGCTCTGGCGCTTTGTAGTTTGGCCCCTTGCCGATCTTGCCGCCTGGCAGTAGCACTGGCTTGCCGTCCACCATCTTGGACTCGTTGCTGGCCATCACCTCCTTGTCGGCCCCGTTCTTGTCGAAGTCTGCAAGGTAGGCGATGCCGTTGCCGGTCACCTCGCTGTCGCACAGTGCATCAAGCGCATGAACCCGCATGGATTCGTTGATGCGTGCCTGGATCAGGCCGCGCTTGATGGCATTGGAAAGCCTGCCCATGTCATCGATGATGGATTGCAGCAGCTGCTCGTCGTCCTCGCTGTCCAGCTTGATGCAATCCAGGAACTCCCAGAACTCTTCCAAGTGGCATCCAATCTGTGTGGACAGGTGCGCAGGGTTCATCTGCTCCTTGCCGCAAGCCTTCAGCCAGTCCGCTGTGCGGTCGAAGTTGGTCGCCTCGGCCTCTGCCATCAGGCGCTCGTTTCTGGCGCGTAGGAGCCGGTTCTCGTAGTCCAGCTCGGCCACCAGCATGTCCAGCTTGGCTTCGTTTTCATTCATGGCTTGAACTCCAAAATGCTGAAGGTTTTTTCCACTCGGTCGAAAAAGACCGCCAGCGCGGGACGGCACCCGCAGCCAGCGGCCTTGCAAACGGCCAGATGCATTTTCGATGGCTTGAGGTACGCCATGAGCATGTGCCGCTTGTCCATCAGTATCCCCATGAAATGCGGAAGTCCGCAATCCAAAGAACGACAACAAACTCACGGGAAATGAATCCAATGGCAAAAACTGGCCATTTGTGCTGTAAAAACTGAAACTCGAATTTCAGCTTCTTGCTCATGCTTTCACCTTCTCAAGGCCAAGTTTGATGAAGTGCTGCACCTGGGCGGACAGGCTGCGCGTGTTGCGCTCGGCCTCGGCCTTGAGCTTGGCCATGATCTCGTCCGGCAGGCGAACGGTCACGTATTGGGTCTTGTTCTTGCTGGTCATGCTGCCTCCTTGGCGTCTTCGAACATATCTGCTGTTGCAGGCCCACCGGCCAGCTCGACCGGAATGCCACTGGTCAGCAGGCTCACCAGATCATCTTGGCCAGCCACCTCGATGTCGAAGCGCGTCTGCGCTGCATGCCGGATGGCCTGGGCCTGGTTGCCTGCGCGAATCAGGCGGTGCTTGTTGGTCTCCACGTCGGTGACCAGGTAAATGCGTGTGCTCATGGTTGCTCCTCAAAATTTCCAGGTGGCTGCTTTGACTGCCCACATCTGTCCGGTCTGGATTTCTGTGATGGCAATGCTGGCCATGCGTGCGATCTCGCTGTTGGGCTGGTTGGTGCGCAGCTCGTGAATCTCATCGATCAGGTCGGCGCACTTGCGTTTGATCGCTTCGACCGTTGGGTCTCCGCTTGGGTTGAATGTCAGGCCGACGGCCTTTTCTCCGAAAGTCAGTTGACGTTGTTCTTGCATGGTTGCTCCAGTAGTTTTGCGATGCGTTTGTGGTGCTGTGTGTGACATGCTTGGCAAAGCCATCTCACATCCAGCGGCTTGTCATAGTCGTCGTGATGAGCGACCGACTTTGGGTTGCTGCAAGATTCACACGGCTGCCGAACCAGTGCGCCACTTTTGATGGCTCTGGCGACTGCAGAGTGCGCTGTTTGCCTTCGTTTGTCTTGTTGCCGCCAAGCGCGAGTGACTTCAATGTTGTGCTTGATTCGACTCTCAGTTTTTGCTCTTTCCCGGTCATAAGCGCGAACTTTGTCCAAGTTATTTTCGCGGTGATCTTTGACATCATTCTTGGTGCAATCCTTGCATTTGTTGAGGTGGCCGTCAGCCATCTGGGAGTGCTTGTAAAACTCCTCGATGGGCTTGACAGCCTGGCACTTAAAACACTGTTTGAAACGAGACATGGCAACTCCTGTGTGCGGATGGTGCTGCCCATTATAGTCCCGTTTTAATTAAAAGGGATATCATCCTCCATGTCGTCAAAGCCTGAACCTTGCGACTGTGGTGCTGCCTGTGGCTTCGGCTTTGGCTGGCTTTCTGCCTGCTCGCCACCGGCCACAAACTCCAGGTCTGCGATGCGTGCAGCCATCTTGCTGGCCTGCGTGCCGTCGCCTTTGGTGTAGGTCTGGATGTGCACGTCCTCCAGGTAGGCCACGATCTGCTTGCCTTTTGTCAGGTACGGCGCGAGCGATTCCACTCGCTGGCCCCAAAGGGAGGCGTCAACCCACTGCGTTGGCCGCTTGCCATCGTCGCCTTTTTTGCCGTAGGTGAACGCCAGCGAGACGTTGGCCACCGCTGCACCACCTGGTGTGTATCGCACCTCGGCGTCTTTGCCGATGCGTGCCAGTCCGTTTGCTTTCATGCTTGCTCCTTCAGTTTGTAGACCCGAACAACCCGAGCGTGGGCTGATGGGTGGGTTGCTTGACAGAATCCGATTGGCTCGAAGGCGTCACCCCTCAGAACCGCGCCCCAGGTGTTGGGGTGGTAGTCGTCCGGCAGCTCGATGAACTTCCGAACATCGTTGATGGTCACCTGGCCAGCACGCTGCGCGATTTCCACCGCTGTGCTGCGTGCCTTGGCTATCCATTCCTCGCGGCCAATGGACACGCGAGCGATGCCTGCATCTCGAAGGTCGCGGCCGTTCATACTGCACCACATTTCTTGATCGCACCACGCTCGCTGTACTTTCGCTTTAGGCGTGGCACTGGGCAGTCTGCAGCATGCCAGTTTGGTTTGTACAAGACTCCAGCACCACTTTCGTGGTCACAAATGCGGCAATGTATGAAGGTTGAACCATGTACACCATAGTCGTCTTGGTAAGTTGTGCGCTCCAACAGAGCTTGCATGTCTTTCATTGGTATCCTGCTCATGCTGCGTCCTTGTAAGACTTGATGAACTCGACCTCGCGCTCGATGTCTTCCAGGAACTTGATCACCTCGTTCTCCAGCTCCTTGATGGCCTTGTCGTCACGCACCACCCGGCGAATGACCATCTGCGCGTTTTCCGGGAAGTCTGGGTTGTAGGACACGAAATCACACCACTCGCGCTCAGCAATCCAAAGCTGGCCTTGCACCTGCCAGCGGTAGGCTGTTGGGCACTTGCCTGCCTCCAGGCGCAAATACTCCAGATGTGTCTTTGGCATCGGGCACTTGTATTCGGTCATGCCGTTCTTGCCGACCAGACCGTCAGGGCTGACCCCGACCTGCAGCGTGTCGTGCATGCAGAAGCCGATTTCCTCGACCAGCTGGCCTGTGCTGGCTTCATACGCCAGCCTGGCCAAAGGCTCGCGCTCTGTGCCCTGCTCCATTGCAA